AGAGAACATGGCTCAATATATTTTAGATGTTATTTGTCCAACTTTGTTGAAAAATACAGGGGTTGTTGTGGATAAGATAAGGCTTTATGAAACATCTAATTGCTATGTTGAGGTCAGTTTATGAAAAAATATAAAGTAAAAGAAATATTTGGCCCGACAATTCAAGGAGAAGGGTCATCTCTGGGCAAAGCTGTTTTATTTTTAAGATTTTCTGGGTGCAATAGATGGTCTGGTAAAGAAGAAGATAGAGCTAAATCAATTTGCTATTTTTGCGACACTGATTTTCTTGGTGGGGATTTATTAACAGCAGATGAGATTTGTAATAAATTAAATGAAATAAAAGAAAATATGACAACTGTTGTGTTGTCTGGTGGTGAACCAACACTTCAAATCAACGAGGATTTATTAAAAAAACTAAAAGAAAATGGCTTTAATCTTCATTTAGAAACAAATGGCTCAAGAGAGCTAGGTAATATGTTGCATTATTTTGAACATATTTCAATGTCACCAAAACAGGGAATAAATGAAACAAAACTTGAGCAAGCCAGCGATATAAAGATTCTTTATCCTTTTATTAACGACTCAATTACCTATGAAGCCTTTAAGCAATTTAAAGTTACAAACTTCTATTTGCAACCACTGTGGGATTCAAATAAACAACAGACATTAGATTATATTTATAAAAACCCGAAGCTAAAACTATCTCCTCAGCTTCATAAATACTTGGAGTTAAAATGATACCAGAAACACCATGGAAGGATAATGGTCTTACAAGAGATCAGAAAAAAGAAATAATTGAAAAAAACTTTAAAGAGATAATGGAGACTCTTGGACTTGATTTGTCGGACGATTCTCTTTTTGAAACACCAAAACGAGTGGCTAAAATGTACGTTGATGAGGTTTTTTCTGGTTTGGATCCTAAGAGCTTTCCAAAAATAACTGTAATTGAAAACAAAATGAAATATGATGAGATGGTTACAGAGTTAAATATTACCTTAAACTCAAATTGTGAGCATCATTTTATTCCAATTATTGGAGTGGCTCATGTTTCTTATATTCCAAAAAATAAAGTTATTGGCTTGAGTAAGCTTAATAGATTAGTAGATTATTATTCGAGAAGACCACAAGTTCAAGAGCGATTAACTGAACAGGTTGCTAAAAAGCTTATTGAGCTTTTAGAGACAGAAGATGTTGCCGTTGTTATAGATGCCATGCATACTTGTGTTAGAACAAGGGGTATTAAAGACGCTTTATCACACACGAGAACTTCTTCTCTTTATGGTGTTTATAAAAATAACACAGATACAAGAGCAGAGTTTTACAAAAGCATTCCAGTTTTTAAACTATAATGGCGAAAATTAAATTTAAAAAAACCCCAGCACAAGCAAAGGTGTTTGATGACGATATAACATCAACTGTCCTTTTTTCTGGTGGGCTTGGCTCTGGTAAAACTTACGTCTTGTGCAATAAAATGCTTAAACTAAGCAATCTTAATAGAGGTTTTGCAGGTGGCTTATTAGTTCCAGACTACCCAAGTTTTAGAAAAGATATTCAGCCAACATTCGAGGACATATTTCAAAAGAATGGGATAAAACATAAATTCAATAGACAAGAAAATGCTTATTATTTCCCATGGAATAGAAAGCCACTTTATATCTTCACAGCAGAAAAACCGATCGCAGGGCCAAATTTGGCTTACTGTGGAATCAATGAGTTTTCATTAATGCGTTACGAAAGAATAAAGGAAATGACTAGAAGGGTAAGGTTAAAAGATGCCCCTTTTAAACAGTCTATTTTAGCAGGAACACCAGAGGACATTCATGGTTGGCTTGAGGAATATAAAGAAAGCATGGAGAGGCTTAACCAAGAAAGACCAGATGCTTTTAAGATTGTTTATGGAAGCACAAAAGACAATATCTATTTAACTGAGCACTATTTATCAGACCTAAAAGCCACCCTAGATGAACAGGCACTAAGAGTTTTCACTGAAGGTGAAATTGTTAAAATTGGTGGCAATTATTTCTATTATTCATTTAGCAGAGAGAAAAATGTAACGGACTCCTCAGTTTATCAAAAGGGCCAGTTGGTTCATGTTGGTCTAGATTTTAACGTGGGTAATATGACAGCCACTTTTTCGCATAAGATTATCCACAATGGCAGAGCTGAACAGCACTTTTTTGATGAACTTATTTTAAAAGGCGATTCAAATACTTATACTATAGCAGAGGCGATTATAAATAGATTTCCAGATGAATATAGAAATGGAAACTTATTAATTACCTGTGATGCCTCTGGTAATTCAAGAAAATCTTCAGCAACAGAGCAACTTCAATCAGATGTTGCCATATTGCAATCTAAGAAATTAAGGGTAAGATTTAAGCAAATAAACCCAAGACTAAGAGAAAGACAATTATTAATGAATGGATTATTCTATCATGGTATTGTTAAAATAAACCCAAAGTGTAAAGAATTAATAAAGGATTTCACTCAAGTAATGCAAGAGCCAAAAGACTTTTCGAAAGTAAAATCAGACCCTAATAGAACTCACACTTCGGACACAGCAGATTACGTTTGTGATTTTGAATATGACTTACCAGATAGAATTAGAAAACCAATATCAACACAAGGAAGATAAATGAACTTATTAGACAAAAATGTAAGAGTAGAACTTATTAATGAGATTGTGGGTAGTGAAAATAAAGATAGAAAGTATCGCTCATTTATGCAGGCTGAAATCTATAATTCTAAAATTTATGATTATGTTTATGAATACTTAGAAGAACATAATTCTAAAGAATCCTTAAAACAAATTCCAGTTGTTTCATCAATTAATATTTCAAGAGCCATTGTAAATCAAGAAGCCTCTTTATATAAATGCGAGCCAGAAAGAACATTTGTTGGCGTTTCAGAAGAGCAGGCAATAAAGCTTAAAGAAATTTATTCAAGAATTGGCATTAATACAAAGATGCTTAATTTAAATAGAGTTTTTAAAACTCATGACCAAGGTCTAGGACAAACATTAGTTTTAAATGGAGAGATTAAGTTAAGATGCTTTAGGCCTCATCATATCGATGTTATCCCAAATGAATTAGACCCAGAAATTGCAGACGGGTATATCATTTCAGTTTATGACCAAGATTGGAACGTGGCGAGTAATACGGGAAATAAATTAGTTGACGATAATAGATCAAAATTATCTTATGACGGAAATAATCAATTAATTGCAGATGGAGATGATTGGAGAACAAGTGCTAGATTTGTTTTTTGGACAAAAGAGCTTAATTTTATCTGTGATGGTTACGGCTCCATTGTGAGTGATGTTTCAGATATTAATAATCCAATTAATCATTTAAACCTTATTGATATAAGTAATGAAAAAGAATTTGAGTTTTTTATTGATGGTGGAGATGATTTAGCAGACATAACAATTCAATACAATGCAACAATGTCAGATGTTGCTCATATTGTCAGAATGCAAGGTTGGTCACAGGCTATCTTAAAAGCTCCAAGCACATTGATGCCAGAGAATATCCAAATTGGCCCTACTCATTTACTAAAGCTTCCAACCGACAACACAACAGATGGACAAGTTACTTTTGAATTTGCGAATCCAAATCCTAACCTACAAGGAACGCACGAGTTTACTGATAAGCTTTTATCTAATTTCTTAACAACCAGAGGCCATGACCCTAAACTAGTTAATGGGAAGGGTGAGGCAATGAATTACACTTCTGGAACAGAACGGCTTTTAGCCATGATTGAAAAATTCGAGGCGTCACAATCTGATATGGCAAAGTTCAGAAAAGCAGAACAAGAGATATTTAAGCAAATCGTTAAATGGATCAATACTTACTCAGGAACAGAATTTCTTGATCGTTTTTATTGGCTTCCAAAAATACCAGAAACAGCAACAGTTGAAATTAAATACCATGAACCATCAAACATCATGAGCGACAAAGAAAAACTTGATTTAGTTGTTGGTGAACTAGAAAACAAACTAACGACTCCAATTAAAGCTATTATGAAATATTATGACATTGATGAAAAAGGCGCAGAAGAATTGCTAAATGAAATAAATGAGTCTAGCATGGATAATTATGAACAAATTTCCAATAAGCTCAATGAATCGAAGTCGAAACAAGAAGCAATGGAAGATGAAGAAGGAGAATCAGATGAAGAAAAAAGCGAAGACTAAAAAACCTGTTAAAAAAGGTAAATAGTAATGAGAATCAACATTGAAGAAAATAAGGCCGATCAAACATTTGAGGTAAACCAAGAGTTTGATTTGCAAGAAATCTTTGATGTTGATTTTGAAATTCCGCAAGTTGTTCACGAGGCATTTGGGCAAGAAGTTATAGATATAATCAGAGAACGAACAGCTAAATCAAAAGATATTAATGGAAATCCCTTACCGTCTCCCTATTCTGAATCATATGCAGATTCTTTAGAATTTAAGGCTTGGGGTAAATCAAGAAACAAAGTAAATATGAAGCTAACAGGCGAAATGTTAGATTCAATGGACATCTTAGACATTGATGGTAATGTTTTAAAAGTTGGCTTCGAGGGTCTTGAAGCAACAAAAGCATTTGCTCATAACACAGGCTTTGAAGGTCACCCAGTTCTTGAAGGGAAAGTTGCAAAAAGAAAATTCTTCGGGGTTACAAAAGACGAAGTTAATAAAATAAAAAATAGGCTAAAAGACTTACTTGAAAGATCAAAAGAAGCAACACAAGAAGAAGATGCTTTGGCTCTAGGTGCTATTGAACTATTAGAATCAAGAAATGATTTAGTTTCTTTTAATATTGAAGACCTTTTTAATGATGAGGACTAATGGACATAGTTGATTCTATTATTAAGAAAATACAAGACATCATAAAAGATAAGGATTTCTTAGATGCAATTGGGACAGACATTGTTTTTATATTTAAAGGAACTACACGAACGGGAAAAAATATTGCTGGTAAAAAATTTAAATTTAAGAACAAAAAGAAAGCAACCATGCGACGAGAAAAGATTGCAAAATACAACCCAACACACGAAGTTTTCTCACCAGGACGAGCAAACGTCACAATTACAGGAGAGTTAGTTGACTCAATAATCCATAAAGTTGACTCAAATAGTTCGGCAATTACCATAACAGTCGAAGGAGATCATAAAGGGTATAAAAATAAAAATGGGACAACTAGCAAAAGCGTTCCAAATAAGAAAATATTAAAGGGGCTTGCAGAAAAAGGGTTCACAATATTGATTGAATCTGAAAAGATTAATCAGAAAGTCACAAAAAAGGTTAAGGAAGAACTTAGACGCAGACTAAAGAATAAGATTTCTTAGGTTTGCATTATTATAAAAGGGAGTTTATTATTATGACTAACGAAGCCAATGTCAGTAGTGCTGACAAATCTGAGGTAGAGCCAAAGGATTCAGTACCAGTTGAAGTTTTCGAGCGTTTTAAGAGCGATTATTTCAAGAAAAAAAATGAAGCAATCGAATTCAAGAAACAAAACGATGAACTGCTAGAGGAGCTCAAGAGCTACAAGCTTAAAGAGCAAGAAAAAGCAGGAGACTTTGAATCGGTCAAAAAAGGCTACGAAGAGCAAATTACAAAGTTAAAAGAGTCAAACAAATCAATTAAGGAAACTTTTATTGATAAGACTTTATTTAAAACTTTAAAAACAGAAGCTAAAATGAAAGGGTGTAAAGACCCAGATGTATTTTTGAAACTGTTAAGCAAAGATGAGGTAAAGAATGTTATGACTGAAGACCTTGACTTTGATGATTCAAAAATTAGCGAACTGATTGAGAATAAGGCAAAGGAAAAACCTTATCTTTTTGAAAGTAGTGCTTCAAAAGTTAAAGACGTTAGCCCAAATGCCAAAAATGCTCCTTCAGAAGTTGATTTTAAAACTGCACTTTCCCAAGCTAAAACGCAAAAGGAAATTGACACAGTAATGAAAAAGTATAACAAAATTTAATTTTCAAGGAGAAAGAAAATGCCTTTTACAACTAACTTATCGGGTACAGCTCAAGTTGATGATTCAATCATCTTAGCGTATGACCAACAATTTATCGTAGCTCAAGCACAAGACCAAATCATGGATCAATTTGTGACTTATAAAGCAAACATCAATGCAAAATCAATTGAGTTTGAAAAATATTCTCAATTAGCATTAGCGACAACTCCACTTGTTGAGACAGATGATGTTGTTTCTGAAGCATTATCTGATGCAAATATCATCTTAACTCCTGCTGAGTACGGGAATGTTGTTACAAAAACTCAATTGGCTTCACTTCAAACAGGTGGAAAAATTGATTTAGCTTCTGCTAGATTGGTTGGTATTAACGCAGGTAGAACTCAAGATAAACTTGCTCTTATGGCCCTTGACGCTTCAGCCAATGTTCAATTTGCAGGGACAGGGAATGGATCAAATGGTGACTTATTGGTTACTGATATTGTTGATGTTTCATTCTTAAACAAAATGTATAACAAGCTTTCAAGAAGCTCTATCCAAATGATTAATGGATTATATGTTGCAGTTCTACATGAGGACAATATTTTCGATTTACGCAATAGTGCTGGTGCTGGCTCATGGACAGACATCAACAAGTATGCACAACCAAATGAAGTTCTTATGAATGAAGTTGGTATGCTTTGTGGATTTAGAATTGTTAGAGATAATCACTCAACAATCACCGCAGGGGCTTCTGGTGATTCAAAAGACGTTTATAATTCATACTTTATGGGTTTTAACGCACTTGGAAAAGCTGTTTCGAAAGAACCTGGAATGGTTGCAACTGGTCCTTTCGATAAGTTAAACCGTTTCGTAAATCTAGGATGGTATGGTGTTTTCAAATATGGAATCATTGACCAAGATGCTCTTTATATCGGTCGTTCTTGTTCATCTTTATCAGCTTAATTAGTTGAATAATTTGGGGGTGCAGAAATGCACTCCCTTTTCTATCGGGTTTAAATGGCTTTATCTAAAAATATAAATTTGATCGTTTATAAATTGGAAGCCAATTCCTTTATTGAACTTCAAAAATTAATGCTCCTTAATAACGTGGTGAATAACACTATGTTTGACTATTTCCAAGTTCAAGAAACAGAAAATAAAGCTATTGTTTATTTCAGAGCAGATGCTTCTATTTATCGCCCACCAAAGGAAGGTAAATAATGTCAGGCATATTTGTTAGAAAAAACATTAGAGACAGAGAGCATGAAAAATTCAGAGAAGCCTCTGGTGACCTAACAAAGGTTGCCGTAAGCATTGAGCAATCAATATCTGAGCCCGTTCCTGTTTCTTTTACTGAATTAGGGGAGCCATTAAATGTTTATGATGAAGCTCCAAGTGTTGCAGGCTTAGCAACTGAAACGATAATTGACTATACTGTTCCTGCTTTAAAAGGTCTTGATGTTAAACATATTCATATATCAGGCGAAAATAAGTCTGTTTTTACTATAGAAATTAACTCGGTTATTGTTTACAAACACAGAATTTGGTTCACAAAGTTTAGTGACAATATCGAGACAACAATCAGATTACAGTCAGGTGACAATTTGAAAGTTATCGTAGAAAATAAAAGCAACTCAATTTCTGATTTTAACAGCACAATAACAGGGAACATTTACAATGCATGATTTAGAAATACTTGAAAAAGAATTAGAGCTTAAAAAAGTTATCGTAGGGAAAGATTCTCTACAATTAGATATTTTAAAAAGAAAAAAAGAGATTGAAAGAATCGAGAAAAATCTCGAAATTCAATCTGAAAAAATAAAAGAACTAGAACAAGAGCTTAAGGCTCTTAAAGGAGAATAACCATGGCTGATTTTGATTCATCACTTCCAATTCGTACCGAGCAAGATGGTGACGTTGTAGCAAAAATTGCAGACGCAACAACCCCAAGTCAACAGTTAAAAGTTGAAGCAGACGGGTCAATCAATGTTAATGCTGATATTACGGCAACTGATTTAGACATTAGAGACTTATCACACACTCAAGATTCAGTAAAAGTTGGTGACGGAACTGATTTCTTGGCAGTTAATGCAGATGGTTCAATCAATATTACTGACAATGGTGGCTCAATTACTGTTGATGCTTCTGATTTAGATATTAGAGACTTATCTTTCGCATCTGACAAAGTTGACGTTTCTGGTTCTTCAAATGTTGGTGTAACTGCTACTGATTTAGATATTCGTGACTTAAGCGCAACAACTGATTCAGTTTCGGCTCACTTAAAAGATGAATTAGGTAATGCTTATTCAAGTGCAAATCCTTTACCTGTTGAATTTTTCGAGAGCTTAACGGAAGCTTTTGACCACAATAAAGGAACTGGGATAGCAGTTGATGCTAACTCAACACATACTTACGGGGCTCCTGCAAACTTCAAGCTTTATGAAGTTCATTGTAGTGCATCTGGGAAAATGAGAGCTGAGCTAAAAATCAATTCAGTAATTGTTGCGGTTGGATTTAACTCTACAGCTAATCCAAATATTGCTTTTAAATTTGAAAAAGGCTTAAATGCTTCTTCTGTAAACATTGAGGTTGTAAGAACTAACTTGGACAACCAAGCTCAAGACTTATACTCTACAATCTCAGGAGCTAGTATTTAGTGGCTGACATATCAGGTTCTAATAGAGCAGATTTTATAAAAATAACAGGCGGTGATGAAATACACACCGCCGATGTTATTTCAGAAGATGGGGTTAAGAAACTTTGGGTAAAAGCAACTTCTGCTCCTCAAATTATCGGTAATCTTTATGAAGATTATGTTAAAAACGGAACGAGTAATTCATTAAATGTGAATGGCTCTGTGACTCCTGTTGAGTTTATTATCAATGCACTTCCAAGTGAAGATATAGTTGTCACCTCAATGGCGTTTGCTGGTGTTGATGTTGGCATAAAACTAACAAATTTTCTTGGATTAAATAACGCATTAACGAATGGCTTATTGATTGAAGTTAAGTCAGAAGATACAACATTTCAATTTCAGCCAATTAAAACAACTTATGAATTCGATATGCACTTTGCAGTTGGTGCAGGCGGTGGCTTTGACATTATCGGGGCTTCTTCTGGTGATTACATGAGTGCAAAGTTTGGTCCTGCTTCTCCGTTCGTTATCAAGCGACAAGGAACATATTTAACAAACGATTACATAAAAGTAATTGTTCGTGATAATATTTCACAAGTGGACTTATTAAAAATGATTGTATTTGGACAAAGGGACGCATCATAATGGGAGTTAATTTACCAGAAAGAGATTCAAATGGTCGGGAAATTATAAGACAAGCATCTGCAACAGCAGGCTTTCATTATCAATTACCGTTTATTGAATTTGAGACTTCTAACATTACGGGGCTTCATTACAAAGATGCTTCTGGGAATAATATAACTCATGCGACCGCAAAATATTACAAGTCAGGCGATATTGAATGCACAGATCAAGCAGATGCAGATTCAAACTGCGTAAAAACTGTAATTGATTTTGAACCTAATTATGATTTTGAAATAGTTGGGGCAATGCTATTGCAGAAAGATAGACCATCGCAAGACTTAAGATGTTGGGTTCAAGCTGTGCCAGATGTGCCAGAGGCTTATGGTGGGACAAAACCTTTTACTCAAGGTGGGA